CCTCTCTTATAAGTAATTTAATCCCTGTGAATAAGAACTCGTCACACGCCATTCGGTGTCAGCGACCACGCAAAGTAAGAATGCATTATCACTTCCGGATTGACTTGTCACGCTGCCACCAGAAGTTGACGACTGATCGCCTCCTGATATCGTTTGCCCTGCGCCTGCATCAATAACCCATCCAGCTGCGCCATAACCCTGAATCCCAATAACAGATCCCAAAGCAGCTGTGGCTGGCAATGTCAATGTCGTTAATGCCGCATTTAAAGCTACATACCCATTGTTGGCTACTAAAGCCTGAGATGTTCCGGATACCGGATTCCAAACTAAACCGCTGGGAATATCGCTCAACAAAGCCAATGTGCCTGAATCTCCAGGCCATTGTAAATCTGTCGCATCATCTAATAATGGTATTTTGTAATAAGTATTATTGATCTTGTTACGCCAATATACTGCGCCACTTCCTGCAGGATAAGCAGAGCCATCGCCTCTAAATCCTACGGGATGAGCGGAACTCCCCATCGCAATACCTGCGCCATCATCTGCTGAGGTGTTACCCGTAGCAGCATCTGCAATCGCATTTGCACCGAGAGCAAGTGTATCAGCAGCAGCTGGATCATTCACCCCAGAACCTGCGCCAACACTTGTATTATAAGAACCGCTTACAACGCCCTGACCGGACAATTGACCGAGGGCAGTGTTTGCAGCACCAGCAATGTTATCCGCGAGGGCTTGATCACCAATCGCAGTTAACAAACCACCTGTCGCAGCGACCGCAGCGTTAACACCAACCGCCACAGACTGAACGCCATGCAAGTTTGCGCGTAAAGCATTGTCACCAATAGCTACGTTATTGTCGCCATCGAGATTGCTAAATAACGCCTCAATACCAAAAACGGTGTTTGAGAATTCGTTACCGCCACCTGTACCGATTGTTTTGTTATTTACAAGAATGTCATTTGTTGAGGTCAAGCTTGCAAATGTCGGACTTGATGTGGGTGCAATATCTTGTGGCAGAGAGAGAATGGGGTTTGCAGGATCGGTATTATCAACAATAACCTGATCAACATTTGATCCCGTTACAGATTGAACACCTCCACCGACACTGGTTGCTGAATTTTGCAATACCCATCCAGACAAAACCGTTGAATACAAAAAGAAAGCAGTTCTGTCGCCAACTAAAGCTCCAGCAGGAATATCCGATCCATTCGCTAAATAAATAGGCGTAGTATCCCCATTGACCGTCAAAGTTGATGCGCCAGTATTATCATTTCCAGTAGCAACTTGCATATAAATAGGAAAGGAAAACGCAAATGGCTCATCAGGAATTGGATCAAGTGTAACGACATAAGCATTAACAGAACCTGAATCAATAGCTGAATTATAAATATTAGATTGAGTCAGAAATGCATTAGCTGTAGTTACAGATGGATTAAGTAATTGAAAATGATTTAAAGCTTCATTATATAAAAATAGATAACTTGAATCAGGCTTAATATCTCCTGGAGCTAAAACGCCATCCCAAACAACGATGTCTGTGGGAGGGATTGCGTTAATTTGCAAAGTGGGTGTTTCGGTAAGATTTTGCAAAGTCCCTGATGACATCGCAACAATAAGACCATCAGATAAAACAGTGACAGTTGGAGTTAAATTGACGACAAAAGCGTCATCGACACCTGTAGCAGGTTCATAGTTAAATGCGAACTCTTGAACTTGTCGTGGTGTAACGCCTCCTCCACCGCCCCCACCTGGGGTATATCCCAGAATATTGAGCAATATCGCAAGTTGCGATAAATCTCCGGTTGATATCATGGCTGAACCTCCCAACCGCTTACGGAGGTGATGTTTGTGCCATCATTTGTCATTGTTTGGACGTAGGTTTTCCCTGCATATACGACTGTGACTGTCGCTACAATAGATCCGTCATAGGCAATATCTTGGGCTAAACTACTTAATGGGAGCATTGCACCATCATTGGCTTGTACTGTTTCGCTCATTTCTTCCCCTTAAGCATAATTTGTTGATAGATTTTTGATGCTTCGTTTGGATCGGAGGTATTCAACTTGAGATCGTCATCTTCATTATGATCTGGTTCCTGCTCGACCACAATGGTACTAACATCTCTCCATCCAGCTTGAGTCTTAAGGTAAAACATCATGGCTTTTACATCACCGCCTTTGATTTGTTCGATGAGTTTTCCAGCCACGAAAGATATCGTTTTCGCTTTTCCCTGCGTTAAAGCGATTTTGAGATCGGGATATTCGTTCATTTTAGCATACAAATGTCGCTCACTTATACCGAAATAGTCAGCCACTTGTTTGCGTGTCAAGCCCCTGCCGGATAAAGTTTCAGCGTCCTTTATAAGTTCAGGCGTTACTAAAAACTCAGGTTTCGCCCCAGCCTTTTTCTTTTCGGTCTTAGCCATATCAACACTCCTGCAAAATTGCCTTTTTGCCAGTGAATTTTTCCCAACGTCTTACAATCACGTCATTAAATTTTGGGTCAATTTCCATCGTTAAAGCGCGTCTCATTGATTTTTCACACGCAATAACCAAAGTTCCTAATCCCCCAAACGGATCGTATATATACTCTCCAGGGTTAGTATGATGCTTTATAGACCGAGTGTAAATTTCAACAGGTTTTTGAGTTCTTATCATTTTCATTAATAAAATTTTCCCAAGTTAAATCTTGATAATATATCCCTCTATTTGTATCTGCATAATCTATTTTTTTATCCCTAACACAAATACTATGAGATTTAACTTTGTCATCAAAATTTAAATAAAAAATCTCTTTCTTATCTAATGCAACCAAAGCAAATCCATCAAAAGAATCTCTTGCATAAACATGCTTACCTTCTCTTCCACGCCTATTGATATGAAAAAAATAAACTGGATTCCTTCTTTGAGTTGTTTTTCTCAAGCAAGAAGTTGTTTTTACTTGCAATCTAATCAATCTATTATTGCTAATCGCTACAACATCAAAACCAACACCCTGTCCTGTATCAAAACACTCAATGCCTCTAATCAATAAATCAGCCAATACCAAATACTCTCCGGCTCTACCAATACTTAATTCATTACTTACCATGATGTTTACGCCATTAGTTAATATGGCGTAATTATATCAATATTCATGGCCACATGAAGGACATTTGTTTTTGTTTTTTTTATCTTCTTCACCACATTCATCTTCATCAATCAATGAATCGTTTATTTCTTCCGGGTTAAGAATTTCATTTATTTCTTCGCCCGTAAAACCTGTCAATCTTAAATCAAATTCGTTTTGATGGAGGTCTAACATTTCCTCAGAAAGCAATTTGCTATCCCAAGTCGAACTCATAGCAATTCGGTTTGCAGCCAATACATAAGCTTTGCGGTGGGTTTCATCCATGTGCTTATGGATAATGGTTGGAACTTCCGTCAAGCCTAAACTTTGCGCTGCTGCTAAACGCGCGTGACCGCTTATAATCACATTGTCTTCGCCAACTTCAATCGGATCGTTAAACCCAAAGTTTTTTATACTTTGGGCTATTTCTTCGATTTGATCTTTAGAATGTAACCGAGCATTTTTATCATAGCCCTTTAGTTCATCAATTGGCTTGTTAATGATATCCATCAATAAATCCTTATATATACTTGATCATCTTGTAAGAAACATAAGACGGCTGAACAATATCAAAGGCCGTGTTTGTTGTTGAGTTATTGCCAATTGTCACTGACACCGATATTCCAGTCCCACCTAAAGCAGCACCAGAGAAACTTCCCTGATTTCCTGCGAGATAATATACAAATCCACTCCCCGTTTTATCCCTAACATTTCCTGTGAATGTTGCGGTGGCACTTGTTACAGGATGGGTATGCGCTGGTAAATTAGCAGCAGCAATTGTTCTTTGCGCCAGTCCTGTAATTTGGCCTGGAGCATAAACGTTAACTGCTCCGCTTTCAGGTGGTAGACCTGCTTTTGTTGGATCTGCACCAACGCAAGCCCTGTTATTCAATGCTGGCAATTTGAACTCAGCGGCATTCGCGCCAGCTCCATTACTAAAGAACTGGATGGGCGTTCCGGTGACGCTTAAATTCGCTGTTAATGACAAATTAAACTGCGTACTATTCACGATTGATGCGATGGTGCTATTTGCCTGAAGAGCAGCTCCTTCCACATACATTCCGACAAACATCCCTGCTGTGCCGTTTGGACTTGTTACAGTAACCAAAACGCTCGCGGATGTTGTATTGCAAGTTAATATCGGGCAAGTTGCATTAAATAATTTGGCATAAGTTGTTCTGCTCACCGATGTGCCAACCGCTGGCAAATAACCTGATGGAGCAATGAAGGTCGGGAAATCTATGATCGAACCTGTAGGCACACCCTGAGCGTTTCCGCTTGTTGGCAACCAATTATCATCAGCTCCTGGAGTCGATGTATTGGGGGCGATCGATGTACCGACCTGACTTTCCCAAACTTGAATCCCCGAACCTGCGTCATAAACCACATAAGAATATTTTAAGTAACCAGTAGGGCCACCATCTCCTGGAGCCACATAAAGGGGAACACCCTGCCATTGGAACTGTTGAGCAGCAGATGAAATATCCAGCAGTACTTGGTTAAAGGCGGTTCTTGGTACAGGTAAATAAGATGGGTTAGTTGTTGGATATTCGTAAGGAACTGTCCAGCCATATTGATAGTTTACGGGATCGGAATCAGATCCGGTTTCAGGTATTCCCCCAACAGGAACATCGCCCAGCGTTGCAAAGGGGTAGAGAATAAACGGACTTGGTGTATTGGCCATAATAAATAATCCTTTTGTTATTAAACAATCGCAACGCCAGCAGGTCGCGGATATAAATCAAGCATAGCAATCGCTCGCGCCAAATTACTCGGAAATTGACTGGGATCGCTAAATACATAAGTGATCGTCATATCCAGATTATCGTTGCAAACGATGGTTTGACCGGAATAGCCAATCGCATCGCCTAAATAAAAACATAAAGCCTGTAAGAATGAATTAATATTGTACAAATAATTATTATAGTAAGGCGCATTTTCTGTGCTTTGAACAAAAGAAGTCCCTGGAGCATTGTTCACCGTTCCTCGCGTGGTACAGTTGAAATACTTTAACAAGAGCAAAAAATGCTGCTGAGGTGCGGTTAAAGTAATCACGGGGGTGGTTGGTGGAAACGGTGCGTTGTCAAAGTTTAAATAATCATTCACCGGAGGGATCTGGTTAAAACCCCACTCAACGGTAGAAACAACGTCACCAAGAGGAATATATAACGGCATGTTTAATATGATTGACCATACCGCTAAACCGAAAGGTGTGATTTGGCTATTCCAAGGAGATAGATTAAAAACTTGGTTATACCAACCCTCCCAGAAAACAGTTTGATTATTGTCGTACCATGCCTGTTTTTGTTCTAAAAGGCTGAGTAAGTTGGTGGCCTCGTTGTATTGCCAAAGAACCACCGCCAATAAATCCACATCATAATTAAACTTTTGAATATTCATGATGCCAGACTCACAGTAATGTTAGTGGATTGAATCTGTGCTAATTCCCATGTTTCGATGTCAATTTCCTGCGCTTGATACGTTCCTGTAAATGTTAAAGGAACTGTCGCGGTCGCTGTAGCGTTCAGGGATATGGTTATAGTTGTATTGTTAACTAAGGTCAAAATGGTCGTTCCAGCTTGAATTCCTGCCCCTGTTACACTCATACCTACATCAAGCTGCGTTAATACGTTTGTAAGTCCAGTGATGGTATTATTGCTGCTTGTGGTGTTTCCGTTGATGATCACTTCATTCAAGTTTCTGATCAGCAAGTTGGTTATATAGGCTCCAGGATATTGAATACCCAAAGACGCTGCTATTTCAAAAGGCGACACGTTCTTGCCAACCACCAAGCCTTGCAAACCGTTAACCTCACCAGCAGCATAGTTTAAAATCGCTTGCGTCAATGTGGTCACATAATCTTGAATCGGGGTGATCAATATAACCGTTAATTGAACGCCAACCTGAACGATGTCCGGCCTATCAAATAAAACGTTAATAGTTTGACCACTAATTGGCACAACGTAAGGTACGGTGACGGGATTTTGACTCGCCCCATTAGTATATGCGCAACCTGCGCTCTTTGTAGCGGTCAAACACGCAGCGACATCCGTATCAGTGCCACCGTTAATACAAACATAAATGGAGTTCGCAGCCATGTCCACGCCATCAATTGTGGTCGCTGTTCCGGTATTTTCCAAGAATGACAGACTTTGAACCCCATTTAATGCACTTAAGGCAGATATAATAGAACCTGCCAAACCGTTACTTTGCAAATAGAGAGTATTGATTCTATATTGCCGTGTGCTTGCGTCACTTTGAGTAGGATTTCCCGTTGAATAGTTTGCAGCAGGATTTGTTACAGAATCCCATCCCAAAATGTTACTTATGATTGAACTTATTTGTGCAGTTAAAACAGTGATTGCTCCGGTTTCCACAGATGAAAAAACAACATTGCTGATTGTTCCACTGATGGGAATCGTTACATTTTCCAAATTCTGCCATTGATTGCCGTTGGTATCTTGAACCAAAGAACCTGCAGGGATTAATGTTCCGGACGCTCCTATCAAGGTACAAAATACCTGACTTGATGATGCCCCAATTCTTTGTGAAGCCATAAGACCAAGAATTGCGTCAAGGAATACGCCCCCAGCAAAGGCAGGGTTTATCTGGTTAGCGAGAGCTGCGTTATTGTCAGCGACTGCGACACGGGCTTGAGTTTCAGCGTTGATCAACAATCCCTGCGGAGTTGATGGCGATGTAACATCTAAGTCTGCCCCGAATGTATTGGTGTATTCGGCTTGCACTTCCGTTTGAATGTCAGCAGTATCAGGAACCACATATCCAGTGGTTAAATCGTAATTATAAACGTCTGGCATTATTGAATTACTCCTGTACCGTAAATTGTTTTTATTATCGCATTAAAGGTCAACATGTCAGAGGATTGCGATGGGTTCACCGTATTCTCGACCTGCGTAACAAATAATGAAATAACGTCCGTTACTCCTGAAACATTCAAAAATGCAAGTCTCAGTGCCGCTGTAAATTGTTCAATATTTGGCACACCAACCCAGACCACCTGTTCATAAGGAATCCCGATGTCTACATTGAAAATACACTCGCCTAACAACGTCCTCGCTGCTTCCGCGCATTCCTGCAATATAGCTTGCAAGTCTGTAGCCATTGCGATGTTGTTTTCGTTGTCCAAATATATATCGTTGAACGCAACGCCTGAGATGCTATTGTTTACATTCGCTGCAATAGTTAAAGCTGGCATCATTAATCCTTATGGTGGGAACGGGGGTGGAACAGGTAATGGGATAACCGTTCCTGCCGGATTATTTATCGTTCCTGTGACAAACAAATTACCGTTAATTACAACATATCCAGTGGAGTTGTTCACCGTTATATTGATGCGATCTCCAGTTACATTTATTTCATTCGCCCCCGTAGATGAATTTAATCCCATCTCAACCGAAAGGCTCGCGTCTTCATTTTGTATGATCAAATAATCTTCATTGCTTCCGGATATGTTGTAACTCTTCATTAAATCGGGAATAAACATCCCATCAGCAAAGTTATGCATTCTTGTGGTCGGGGGTGCGGTTTGCGTGTAGTTTTGTAAGAAGGTGGAAATATCACGATCTGCTGCAATAACCCAACCCAAGTCACCGGACTTTAACGGGAAACTCACGCTAAACGTGCCACCCCCAAGAGCTAACACCGGAATGTTAACCAAATGCGGTCGTGGCACTTGACTTCCGTTAGTTGTTTTTAGGCTTATCATGAGCTGAACTTCAACTCGATTTGTTTCTCGGTCATAGCTTGTTACTTGGGCAGGGAGCATTCCGTTCATTGCTTGGAGCATTTTCTGAACGGCAAAATTCATCACGCCAACTAAGCTGCCATTGTTCGCTGGGTCAATATCCGGATTGTTAATACTCATATCCCTCGAATCCTCGCTGCTTCCGCTATGTAATAAAAAGGCACTTCTCTTGATGTAATATTAAACCCAAGTTTATAAATTACATAATTACCATTAATTGCCGGATAAATTTGCGATTGAATTTGTAGCCCACCCCCGATCCGTGTTTTGTTATCAAGCAAGAATGTGGCTTTTAAACCTTGCTCGGTGAATTCGGGAATGCCAATCAATCCACTGTCTGCGTTTAAAATTCGAGTAGTTCCGGTTAAAGGAACAAGCGCATTTTTCATGATCAGAGTATTGTCATCGACAAACGCATTAATCCCACCCAGCGAGTTAAGCAATTGAACCTGCTTTAATGAACTGCCAGCAAAATTATAGTTTCCGATGTTCTTGTTGGTTGCTTCAAACTGTAAAGCAAGCCCCAAGTCTTGAGACACCTTTTTGCCTATTTGATTCAACGTAGCCTGTGATGGCTGATTGTTAGTAATCACCTGCGTCTTTAAGAAATTACCCGTTAAGCACTTGAGTGAAATTCCTATGTCCGGAGGCTGCGTTACCATCGAACTTACAATATTACCGCTATAAATTTGTGCCGTTCCATACGAATCACGTCCGGCAAAAAGTGTCACAGTCTTTTGCGTGGCGTTCAAGTTGAACGGAGTTGTTTCGCTTAAGATATAATCTTGCGTGGCTTTGTCTAAGTTGCTGATCGTGATTTGCGCCTCGTTTTGCAAAGCGTTTGCATACTTTGTGCCAGTTGCGGTTATATTTAAAGGCGAGTCTCCGGAGGCAGTATAAATCTTTGTTTTGCCATTAACGGTTATATTTAGTACAACAATCCGCGGATCAAGAACTTGTGCCATTTCTTAAGTCCTCAAGTTCTGCCTGAGTAGCGTAAATCAAATATTGAGACACGCCAAACAAGGTATAATCCGGATATTCTTCATTCTCGGTATACAAAAAGAAATTGCCCTGCTCTAAGTATTGATAGTTAATCAAAGCTGTTAAAGGAACCATCCGCACGTTTTGGACGATGATTGCTTCATTAGCGGTGATGGTTATTGTTGTATTTGCCGATCCTGGAGTTTGAGGCGTGTTATCGCAGGTCTTAATCCGCAGGTCAAAGTTAATCCCATCCAATTGAATAGAGAGCGATTGATTCGGTATAGCTTGCAAAGGTATGTTTATCATTTTGGCAGATTCTTAGGGTTAACGACTTCACCCTTGTTAGTTATAACCGTACCTCCGATGCTTCCAGTTTGGACTGCATTTGCGGTGGCTCCTTGTTGTGTTCCACGGTCAACAGTATTCGTGTTCGCTGCGTTCTTTGGTGTTGTTCCATATTGCGCGGTCACAAAAATAACCTGCTTGGTGCTTAGAATAAGGGTCAAAACATCGTATTGTGATGGATCTTCTTCGTGAGGCATACTTTGAATCAATTGATTCTGATAGATGCCTGACTTGGTTTGTATCGTTAATAGAGTGCCGTTGTAATAATAATCACGAATTTGGTTGTATGTGTTCTGGTAAGCTCCTGACGTTAATATCAGGGCGAGTTCAATTTCAACAGGTAATATGATTCTGTGGTCAACGATAGTCGCGCCCGATTCAACGGGATGCTCCATCAGCTTTGCTTCTTCTTTGACGGTGGCTTTCAATGCTCGCGCATCTTGGAATAGTTGCTGATAGTCTTGATCGAATATAGCCACCGAATCAGAACCAAAGCTGGGGATGAAACTTGCGACCACCGTTCCTATTTGAGCTAAACTTGCCATTATGCGAGCACTCCATCTGCGTGATAGTTAGCCACCTGCGCCATCTGATCTTGAATCTCGCTTTTCATTGCTTGGGTGATGCCTTTAGCGTCCGTGGCTTGGGTGTTAATTGTTACATCACCTACATTTACGCTACTTGCAGCACGTCCAGCAACTCCGGCAGCACCATTTGTATTTAACAGGGCGTTAATCTTCTCATCAATAATGTATTTGTTTTTTTCTTCCATATTGAAACCGAGCTTTTTGCCCACGTAACTTTGAACTTGCCTGATTTTTTCCACGGCATAAGATAAAGCCTCGTTCAATGTTTGAATCGGGTGCAATAACTTAACCGCTGCTTTTTCTAAAATATGATAGGCTTCACGGATAATCTTAAATGAGTCGTAAACGGCCTGTGCAGCGCGTGGATAGTGATTTATAAAATACCCTATCAATGACCTCTGCCCATTCATGAACGCCTTAACGTCATCATAAACAAGCGCAAACAAGGCAATGAGCGCAGTAATTCCGGCAGCAATTAATGTGATAATAGGGTTAAGCACCGCAAAGCGAATACTTAGCGCGGTTACTGCAGCACCGATTGCGTAAAAACCACCGATAACAAAATCTTTATGTTGGATGAAAAACTCGATCCATTCTTTGGTTTTCTCAGCAAGCCGGATTAATATCGGCAATACTTCAATCGCCAGCGCAGCAAACAAACCGTTAAAGCTTTGTTTCACGCCAATAAGTGAACGGTCGTATTTCAGATATAATTCTTTGTTTGCTTCCGTTATAACATTGAGTTGCTTTTGCTTTCGCACCATGTTGTCGACTTCTCGACTACCTTGTTGCAAGAGCAGAATAGTTCCCTCGTCCAAGCCCAGCATTTTTCCAACTTGCTGCGCACGAGCAGGGTTTAGTTTGCTTAATGCGTTTGCATAACGTGGTAAAAGTGACAGGGTTTGTTGAGCGGTTGTTCCAAACTTCTCGCTTAAAGAGCTTAATGTGCCTTGAAAGGATTTTGCATCGCCACCTGCAAGTTCTACAGCATTGCTCCACGCTTGCAGGTCTTCGATGTTTAAATTCATTACACGGCTTGTCTTTGCAAGTTCTGTGCCTAAATCAATCGCGCCTTTAATTCCAGCAGAAAAAAAAGCAGTTGGCACAGCAGCAGCGAGCAGGGTAGCCGCTGAGTGCGCCATCTTGAGAAAGGAACCGCCCAAGTGATCTGACGTTTTCCCTGCTTTGCTTAATGAGCTGTTTAAATCATTGACTACTTTCTCAGCTTCTTGTGCGCCTTTCTTAAGTTCTTTGGTATCAGATTTAAACAATAAATAAAAAGTATCTAGTATCGCCATTATTTTCTCGCTTTTTTCTCGGCATGTTTATTTGCCAGATACTCATTTGATTTACTTATCATAATACACTCCCAAAGAACAAAAGCATCCTCTAGGGTGTAGCTTTCTTTGAGTTCTTTGAGCGTGGCTTTTCCGCTTGAGATAAGGCTTCCGATAAAGGGGTCGATATTTTTGTAATCCAAGAAGGCAATTTCTCCGCTATCGACTCGAGGAAAGTTGAGACTTTGCCATTGGCTAAAAAACTGCAGTTGTACTCCATCATTAAGTATTCTAATTTCATCAACGTTTCCCAATTGGGGACGTGGTTATCAATCAGATCTCTATTAACGAGCTGCAATTCCGTATTGCTTCCCACATTTTTTACGGCAACATAAGTCATGATCAAATACATCATTTCTTCATTGGTTCCGTATTCCCCAACTTTAGGGATTGCAGAAATTGGATATTGCGTCATGATTTTCCTGCCAGCTACGGCAGGAAATTTTGAGATGACGTACACTTTACCATCGACCACGACTTCTTTCGGTTCCAACATGTTATGCACCTATATATGATTCAAACGCGAACTGGTAAGTCCGTGTGGTTAAACGACCGCTACTTGCAACAGGCGCAAAAGGAACACCATCAGTGATAATGCCGTTTGTTAATGTAATGAACCGATTGTTTTGATAAACAGCGGTCATTGTAATAACGTCATTGGTGCTGATTTTTCCACGGCCTACGCGATTCATGGCCAGCAAAATTCCTAAACTTACATCGTTATCGCTTTGTGGCACGACGCTCAAAGTGACCTTGATCGGATTAGCTTTAGACCAAGTGATTAGATCCCCATTCAATCCCATTGCCACGTCTGCGATTTGCAGACTTGGCACGTCAAAGGCATCGGTGTCATCGGAGAACTGATTGATAACAATACCTGTCGGGAATGTTTTGGAGGCCACGAGTGTTACGTTTAAGCCATAACCTGATATATTGAATGACATGGTTAATCCCCTTAAATTAAGATGTCCGCGCCAGTTATATAGCGAATCACATCGTCCTTAGAATAAACCAACGTATATGCAGCCTCATATTGCACTGGACTTACGTTAGGAATTGGCTGAACGATACAATCAACCCAATAACCTGCGTTTTGAACTTGATACCAAGCATCCGGATCGCTTGTTACAGAACCGACATAAACGATTTGTGCATTGGTTAAAGTCTTACCTACGGAGATCACGCCATTATTTACAGCTTGGTTAATGACTTGTTGTATTTGTAATAAAACAAGTGACCGTCCTGCAGAGTTCGCTGGTAACTGATTAAGATTCAATTGCAACGCAAGCAACGTGGCTGCAATGCTGTCTTTTAACCAGATTTCATTCACGTAAGTATTCTGATCAAGAGGTGATGATGGAGTACCAAACATCAATCCACGTTGATAGAAATTGAACTGTGTGCCAGCTGTTTGCGTTTGACCGTAATAGTTAACGGATAAAGAATCGTAAGAAGCAGCTGTGCTGTCATCAGTAACAGTTGGCGTTAAGTACGGGTCAAACACTTGGTACATATAGTTTTGAACCGCATTATTTCCACCGTAGTTAGTAGCAGCCTCAATCATTACAGGACATTGCTCAGGGAACTGAACAGTGCTGAATGTTAAAGTTTGCGCACCAGTTGCTGTGGCAGCTTCAGAAAGCGTGAATTCACTGCTATCAACAATCGAAGCAACAACCGCACCAGCAGGGATTCCAGTACCAGAAACAGGCATGCCAACTTGCAGAGCTGCGGTAGAAGTACTTAGCGCGGTAACATTTACAGAACTTGTTACCAAAGTACCTGTTAAGTTAAACGGAGCAGCTTTAACAGTTAACGTTGTACCTGCGTAAGAACCAAGACCAGCTGCCCATGCAGAAACGTTCGATGGAATAACAGGAACACTAAACAAATACATGTTGTTTTGTGCAGCAGCAGCATTCCACGCAGAAG